CGGAAATCCATGTGAGGATGGCGCTAAAATTCAAGACGACAAGTAACGAAACAGCTGCCAGAGCAATCATCACTGCCCAATTTTTTCTAATCTTATCCATACTATAATTCCTTTTTTAATTGTTCTAAGAGCGACTTGCACCCCAATGTCACATCGCGGTACGTCCCATCAAAGTCTCCTGTATACCACGGATCGGCAATATCGCGTGCAACTCCTGCCACTTCTAATAAGCGAGCCCGTTTACGTGTTCTTCCGACTTGACGAAGCCTTACCGTAACCGTTCCTTCAGAGTCACAATACTTGTTAGCATTATCCACAAGGAGAGTTACAAGTTCAAAGAGAGACTTTTCCTCGGCTTTCACATGGATATCTGGGGTAATATCCATAACGAAGGATTTGCCATCTCGGACGACAGGTCCCTTTATCATTGCCTAGGACATCTGGAAAATTTGTCTCCATTTGCAAAATGAGGTGATAAGAGCGATAGCCGTTAGGCTTGGCAGTTGAAATATAATCCTTCTCATTGTAGACCATGACACCAGGAATAGCCTTGATTACTTCGATGATCTTGTAAATATCATTGACAAAACCACAAATAATACGGATTCCAATGCTGTCACGAATTTCCCTAAGGGCAGACTGGCTCGTCTCAGGCAAATTCTTTCTACGACACTTTACACGCATGGAGTCGCTTTCCTTAATCCGTGAAATGAAATGTTCATAGAGTTTAAAACCTGTTTCTTTTTTGCTAGCAATATTAGCCGCAATAATGGGGTCTGTTATTTCTTGTAAAATTTTGGGGAGATATTGAGCATACTCCCCATAAATACTTTGAGTTGACATATAAACCTCCTCTAATAGCTTCACTTCATTATAACATAGATGGTCTTAAAAATAAGGAATGAGATTGTGACTATAACTTTTATGCCCACCAAATCCAAACTTACTTAGTCCATCATTAACAAGCAAATCACCGTATCTAATCAACAGTGCTAGGCATTCCTCTCTTGAACAGCCATCAATATAATAAACATCCTTATGGGATTCCTTGATAATATTCTTTGCTATCACTTTTTCTCTATCAACACTGACAGGCAATTCCAAAATAAAAAACAAGGGCTCATCATGAATCGCAATAAAGTGTTGAAAAACCTCTAATATTTTTTCTGCGTGTACATTCGCCGTCAAATGATGTTCAGTTAACTTTGTAAATGATTCAAACAGGTTTTCTACCAAGCTAACTTGATGACCTTTTACTAAATTCAACATTATGCGTCCTCCAGAGAATTAAAACAATATGCACATTTATAATTTCATTATACCATTAAACCCCTAAAAAGACTGTAACTTCCCAGTAACAGTCTCTTATAAATTTACCTCAGTTCCTTCAAGGAAAGTTACTACAATTTGTCCAGCTTCTGAAATACTGATGTGGTCGAGAACTTGATTCATGATAACTCCATCAAATTTATCTAAATCTAGTATCTGATACATCTGCTTTGCATAGTGCTTATGGAGAAGATTTGCTCCTTGCACTAGCTTTTGCCACTTAGCTACCACATCAGATCTATGTTCTTTTAGCAGTCCAACCGCTTTCATAAAGGCTTTTTCAAGCATTTCCTCATCAATATGATTGTTTAAACATCCAATCTGGCCTTTAATCCTATATCGATTATTACACTGCCATACCTTACGTTTACCTCGACTTGTAGTCCAATTTTTTCTACCAAATGCTGAACCACATTCGGCGCAAAATACTTTTGTTGTAAAGGGATTGTTTTCTTTTTGCATGATATAAAATTGGAGCTTATGTTGTTCTCTAAACTTCTTTCTTCTTGCTATTTCTAACTGAACAATCTCCCACATCTCTCTATCTAAGATCGGTTCATGATTGTTCTCGATATAGTATTGATTAACTTGTCCATCATTATCTATTCGTTTCTTCGTCAGGAAATCAACAGTATAGGTTTTCTGAAGCAAAGCATCACCCTTGTATTTTTCATTTTGAAGCATTTTCCATATAGCACTTGGGCACCACTTTGCTTTACCTGTACAACCTGGTATTTCCTGTTCTCTTAACTCTTTGGAAATAAATTCTGGACTGTATCCTTCTAGAAATCTATCAAATATATACCTTACGACATTAGCTTGTTCATGGTTTATAATGAGATTTCCTTTTTCATCTTTGTCATATCCCATAAAGTTTGTAGTGTTTACTTGAACTACACCTCGCTCAAATTTCTTACGAATTCCCCAAGTTGAGTTTTCTGAAATGGATCTCGATTCATCCTGTGCGAGTGACGATAGAATGGTAAGTAGTACTTCTCCTTTTGAATCTAGACTATCAATATTCTCTTTTTCAAAGGTTACTCCAATGCCTAGTTCTTTTAGTTCTCTTACATATTTGATGCAGTCCAATGTATTTCTGGCAAATCTACTAATAGATTTAACTAAAATTCTATCCACCTTACCATCTCTACAATCTTGTATTAGTCGGTTGAAAGCATCACGTTTTTTTGTATTAGTTGCGGAGATTCCTTCATCTGCATAGATGTCTACTAACTCATAATCTTCATGTTTTAAGATGTATTCACGGTAATAATTCACCTGATTCTCATAACTTGATAGCTGTTCTTCTTGGTCTGTAGACACTCGACAATAAGCGGCTACCTTGACCTTTTTCTGAGTTTGAGATTTGACTATTTGCTGAAGTTTTTTGGCCGGTATAACCGTAATGTTTTTCTCCATCTTCTATCCTTTCTAACACAATTACTGGTAAACTTAGTTTCCAATCTTCAATATCCCTTTCAGGGACTCTCATACCTTTACATGAATTTTTTCCTTCTTTCATATATTTGGAACAACACCAAACAATCTTTTTCTTATAAGATACCTGTCTTTTTAACGTTGAACCACAATATTGGCATTTTAACATTCTGGAAAATTTATAGGTTTTATTTGTACCTTGGATCCGAGAACGGCTTTTCATTTTTACCTGAACCTTCTCCCATATTTCCTTAGAAACAATTCCTTCATGATTATCTTCGATATAGTATTGTTCAACCTGTCCTTGATTTAATTTCTTTGGACCGTTTACACCGTCATGAAAGTATTTTTGAAGTAGTAAAGAGCCTTTGTATTTTTCGTTTTTTAAGATATTACGAATTGTGCTGTCATACCATTTCTTTCCTGTTACAGTTGGAACCTTGCCCTCGTTAAGTTTTTTAGCAATCCTATGTGTACCCATTCCTTCTAAATAACTATAAAAGATGGTTCTTACTATTTGCGCTTCTGCTTTGTTTATAACAAGTTCACCTTTTTCGTTTAAATCATACCCTAAAAACCGTTTAGCATTAATGAGTAATTCTCCCTTCTGGAACTTTCTACGAAAACTCCATCGTTGGTTTCCGCTCATGCTTTGTAACTCTTCCTCAGCCAAACTTGCTAACACAGTCAAGACAACTTCACCTTCATTGGATAAAGTGTGGATATTCTGCTCTTCAAAAAAGATATCAATACCAAGAGTTTTTAATTCTCGACTTATTTCAAGAACATTGATGAGATCTCTTGCAAACCTTGATATTGACTTAGTATGGATAACATCAATTTGTCCTTTTCTACAAGCATCTAACATAGTTTGAAAATCAGGTCTATCATACTTTGAACCCGAAATCCCTTTATCACAAAAAACACCCAAAAACTCAACATCATCACGTTCAGCATACAACTTTTCAAAATAGACTTTTTGATTCTCTAGCGAATCAAGTTGACTTCCGTTGGTTGTAGAAACTCGAACATATGCACAAATTCTCTTTTTTCTATTGTTATTCTTTGCTTCAATTTTTCTTATATTCATTTTTCCTCCTACAAGAAGTTTTTACACACTATATATCCCTCTAAACGCAATATTAGTCAAGTAATCAGCAACCCTGTACTTTAACAAAATGTCTTTATTGTACTCTTACCTAAATAGGTACTTTCAAGATAGATTTTTCCGGTTTTAAGAAAAAATCAAAAAGAAAAAGCCTGATGTACTTCACCAGGCTTAGATTTTTTATTTGAAATTTAATCGCAATATGTTATAATAAACATAGAAAAAGGAGCTGAGCTACCAACTCAACTCCAATGTAGAACCGTTAAAAAGACGGTAGCTCGTATAACAGATTTAATCCGTCCTACTCGCTCAAAAGTGGGGACGGATTATTTTTTGTCCTTGTCTTTGAAGATTTTATAGCACAAGCCAATCAAAGTAATGGCAAAGCTACCAAAACCAAGTATTGTCTGTACAACTTCAAATGCGGTCAAAAGAGTGCCCCTCCTTTCCGTCAGATTTTGATGAACTGCCCATAGGCATCACCTCTCTTTCGGTATAAGGAGCCACCGTCTTCACTTTTCTACAATAGATATTATACCACATGAACCACCAACTTCGGTGGTTTATTTTGTTTAAAGATTTATTTTAAGAATAGTATCTACAAACTCTTAGTTAGTAGTAATCAAACCATCAGGTTCAATCGTAAATTCTGGTTTTACTGATAGCGAACCATCGACCTTGAGATAGTACCATCCGTTTCCTGATTTAATAAATTGCTTAGATTTCATATCCCCATCTTTTTCATCCAAGTAATACCAAGTTTCACGATATTTTACCCAACCTTTAGCCATTCGACCATCCGACTTAAAATAGTACCAACGATGATCGATATGCATCCAACCAGTAACCATGGCACCACGCTTATCTAAATAAAACCAATCCTTGCCATCATTGAACCATTTATTGATGAAACAGTAGCCTCTATTATCAAAGTAGAACCATTCTCCTTTGATATTTTTCCATTGAGATTTTGGATAAGAGCCATCTGCTTCTTCCCACCACCAACCAACTTCGTTTCGTTTCCAGTTTCCTTCAGTTAGACCAGATTCAATATCTTTCTTAAACTGTTCTCTACTAATGCCCCATTTTGCAAGGTATGGATAGGGATCTACATGATCACTTCCATTATTTGGTTGGTTGTAAGTACAAAATTGATGAGTTTTAATCCCAGCAAGACTACTAGAATCTAGAGTTTTAGGGATTCCAGCCTCGTCAGCTAACTCACGTAATAGCTTGACATAAAGTCGATAATCTCTCATGAATTCTTCTTTAGATTCATGACTTTCTATTAGTTCAACTTGAGCGTAACCTTCAACATTCCATCCGCCACCAACATCATAAGCACCTCGGTCTACTAACCAAGTTTGCATGATACGACCATTCCCTACCACATGGGAGAAAAATCCTGACTCAACTGGACGACGCAAATGGTAATCCGCTTCATTTTGTGCTGTTGAGTTAGGATTACCTGTAGAGTGAGCATGAACTTGTCGATAGGGTTGCTCACCGATTTGAGGAAGATTTGTTCGTAATCTACTTTTATCAACTTCCATGATTATCCTCCTTATCATCGTTAGACTTTCCTTCAGTTAGATGTTCAAAAGCTTTTAAAATTGGTTTAAAAAGTAGAATATTCCCTTTTACTTTTTGATAGTTCTCAATTAGTGATTGGAAAGTAAAAACTAGGTATCCGATATAAATCGAATACAGAAACATAAATCCAGTTTTTTCAGGCAACAAAACAGACATCGGAATCAATAACAGTAACATAAAAATCCCTAAGACTTTTCGAATTAATCCATTGATTCCAATTCTACTCTTATACTCAACATCAGGATTTACAATTGCAGCAAATGTGCCTGATGCAAAGTCTACAATTTCCATGATGACAATTAACGCTAACGCATACAAAATAAGCCCATCTTCTGTTTCGATGAGCTTTCTTAAAAAATTAAACAATTCAATATCCATTTTTAATACTCCCTATAGTTCTTTTTTATTTGACTCAATTTCAGCTAAAACAGCATCTTCTAATTCATATCGTTTATCTCGGAACAATTTTTCTTGGTTTCTCATTTCGAGACGATGCTCCGCATAGAGCTCTGAATGATAGAGAAACTCAGATACTGTAGAAACACCATGTTCATCAACATCAACAGTATACTGCTTAACTACTTCATCACCAATCTTCAAATTTCCAACCAAACGTGTTGTTTTAGTAATTTCTAATGCCATTAACTTTCTCCTTTCTCTCTTTTAGTTTTTACTTCCTCAAATAAGTCTTTTAGGTCTGAGTCGTATTCTAATACATCTTTCATTAACTGCAATTCGCTTGCAACAACCAAATAAAGAGCCTCATTTTGTGCTGCTTGACCTTCGGTTTGTGCTAGTTTCTTAGTCAACGACTCCATTGCTAATTGATGGATTAAATCTGTGTTCATCTTCTAACATCTCCAATCGTTTATTTAATTTTCGAATATCAAGTATTAACTCTTGAATTCCTTTTAAAGCGATATTCGTTAATCTTGTATTATCAAGATTCAGAAAACCACCATTTTCATACACAAGTGACGAGTCAATTTGTTGAACATCTTGAGCGATGAGTCCAATTTTGGTATGAGCCTTTTGAATACGATTCCCTATTTTCTTCCAGTCATATTCTTTAAATTGAAATCTTTTGATAAAATCGAGTGCTTTATAGTTAGATAAGGCTATATTCTCTTTTAAGTTTTTATCAGAAAAATGTTGGTTAACAATTTGCCATAAGCTATAAGCCTTTCCGTTATACGAGTAGTAAATATCATTTCCTGATCCACCAAAGTCTAGAGATACATTATTAGAATTCCAATAACTGATAGTTCCTGTAGTTGAGCCATTAATGCTACTTTTGCCGTACTTTAACCAGCCAATTCCTTTTGCCTTAATGTATCCTTCGACCGTCAATAGAAAATCATCACTATCACTTGCAGTGTTTCCAGTAGTAAAATCTGAATCTTTGTAAATAAATAAGCCGTAAGGAACATTGTCCCCTCGGCCATAAGAACCTATAAATTGTACACCTAAACCATCTTTAGAATTAAACTGACGAGGAACATTAATCTGTAATCCACCGTTGATAGCGTCAAATGAACCATAAGCACCTAACTTAATTTTTGTTTCTCCAGTTAATAATCCACCAGAAATTGTGGTTCCAGTTATTGTGCCACCCTGAATTCTGTCACCACTTAGTAAGCCTGACTTTATTTGACTAGCATCAATCCTAACACTTTGTACACTATTGATAAAAGCATTCTTAGCAAATAGCTGTCGTAAATAAGCTTCATTTGCAACTAACTTATTAAAAAACGCTTGATCCACGACAATTTTATCTGCAGTTACTGAATTTGACGCTAATACCATAGTAGTTACTGACCCAGATTCAAAGTTTGATGTCTTTAATTTATCAATCATTCCTGATTTAATGACTGCTCTATCAATTAAAGTATCCCCAGTTATATGAGTTGCCTTACCAATGATTCTATTGATTCCATTCGCGCCTAGATTAATACCTGAAATTAAAGAGCCTGCATTAGTTAAATTTTGAATCGAATAGGAACCTTGATGTTGCTGAACAAGACTTTCTGTAGCAATTTGTTGAAAGGATGTACTATCTACAAAGTTTTTAGGTGGCTGACTACCTCGAACAATTGAAATTTGGCCAACTGCCACAGTGCCGTTCTTTTCTACCCAAATATGAAGCCCAAAATCATCTGTTTTTGTCACGGTTTTATTTATCGTAAAAGTTCCTGTAAAAATTTGAGCTGCGCCCGTTCTAGTCGGACTGATAGTGAACCCTCCTATTGAGTTACCTGATTTGATTTCAAAACCAACTTTTCCATCAGGTAGTACATCTATCCATAAATTGACCCTATAAGAAAGTTTCTCACCAGCAACAAATTTTTGACTATGAAGAGGCATTTGGAAACCACGCCAACCATTTGTTGTCCTACCACTTTGAGCAATTCTTAGCAACTTGTATTCATTAGTTCCAGTCATAACTAAATTCGAATTCGGTTCACGTTCTCTATATTTACTAAAATTGGTTGGATCGTATACTAAGTTTTGGGTATCAATTAAATCACTGACTCTTGTAATCAGTCCTTCGGATGTTTGTACAACCTGACTAATTGTTTTGCCTTGTTCACTAATAGTTCTTGTATGACTACCTAGAGTATCTTTTACCTCGTTAAAAGCCGTTACAGTTGTTAAATCTTCGATAGGTTTAGTCCAATAATTTGGGAAGATATCTCCAGTAGTAATCATTAAAGCTCTCCAATGAAACTTACCTGAACTTGCTCCATCAATACGAAATTGTAATTCAAAGTTTTTAAAATTATTGAACATCTCATCTGTTACGATTCGAGAAATCTTAATAAGATGGTAGTTTGTACCAGTTTTTAATGTAGTAGACCAAGAGGTATGAAAGGGATTAGAATGAACACTCCATACAGCACTATTATCTGATTTTTTATAGCCTGGACCTTGTAAGATAATTCTAGGAGTAATAGTTGAATCTAATACAACATTATCGACAGAAATATAAACAAATAGATTGATTTTTGTCCCTGAATAAATGCCAGTCGAATCACCATAAGGAATTTTTCCTAATGTTTGAATCCAATTGAGTTTCGAGTTTATTTCTTTGTATGAAGTCCAACTATCACTTGAACCAGATGCTAAGTTTCGATGAGAAACACTAGTTGGTATTAAAGCTTTAGTTTCACTAATAGTCCGACTGAAACTATTGGATGTTTCTCTAACTAAATTTTGCACGCTAGAGTTCGTTACATAACCTCTATCTAAAATATTTTTATCAACATCTGATTTAGTTTGAAATCCTTTTAAATTTATTACGGATTCTACCTGACTACTGGTCAATCGTTTGGCTATTTCACCTGCTTGGATTTTAATTGTTGTTTCAGTACTAGCAAGTCGATTTGTCGTTTGATTAAAATCTGTTTGTGATACTTTAGTCTTTATAGCATCTGCAGCAACTTGTAAATCAGCTTTAGTTTTAGATATTGCTAATGCATTCTCTGATATTCTTTGGAGTGCTTCGTTAGTTGTTTGTTTAATATTTTCTACATAGGTCTTTTCAGCTTTTAGATTTATTTTATCCTTGGCTTGTGATATTTCCGTTCGTTGTTGCTCTACGGTATTTTTGATAGCATCAAAATCAGTCTTTGAAACCTTGTTAGTAATAACCCCCTTAAGCTTATCAATTGAAGATTCTACTGTCGTAATTTGATTCAATAAGCTATTCTTGCTGAGTTCAACTAAACGGTTTGCTTCAGCAATAGCTTCTTTTTTATAATTTAAGGTATCTGTTAGTACTGTATTAGTAGTTTCTTTAACTTCTTTACTGACCTCTAAGGCATGATTAGCTAAATCTCTACTACTATTTGCTTTAGCCAATACATCGTTGTATCTATTTTCATTAAGTGATTCATTAGATTGAACTTTAGAATCAACATCAGCAATCTTTCCTTCAATCTCTTGACGAATACCATCTGCGTAGACTTCTGCACTAGCTTTGACTTTTTCAATATCATCAAGGATTGATTCTTTTTGTTTAGTGAACTCGGTATCAAAAGCTGCGTTCGCATTTTTCAAAACTTTTTCAATTGCGACTTCTTGTAATGTGAAACCAGAGTCTAAAATTGCATTTGCGACAGTTGAAATTCCACTATTTGAAGTTGATCCACCTACCATTGGTTTATCATCAAAAGTAATCGAGATATATTCTTGTGTCAGTGCGTCAAATTCATAAGCGACTGCCTTTTTTGGAATATCAATTCCATGTTTCAAACTCTTGATATTTACAGTATCCCCTAAATGTACAACCTGTCCATCAAGTTCATAGGCTTCAATCGTAATAGCATCCGATAACTTATCAATTCCTTCATTCTTAAACTTAGCCTCAGCCCACTTTCTTAACTCCTCAATGCTTTTAAGAGTATTATTTTCGTACTCCTTTTCATTGATATATGGATAGAAAGTGATTAGAGGACTATCGACAGTAATTTTAATTGTCTGGTCTTTATCTTTACCATCTGGTTTAAATGTTGATTTTGCATGAATACGAGTAATGATTGATTGAGTTGATTTGGTTCTCTTGTAAGACTTTAGATTCTTATGTGTTGTTATGACAACACCCCTATTTTCACCTCTATTCTTCTTGATTGTCAGAGCCAAATTGTCACGAATCAAGTCCCCTTCCCAAGTTCCTATGATAGAATGGGCACCATCCATTAAGACGGAATAGAGTGTTTTTACCTCATCTGTATTGAAAGTACGGCGATCTGTAATATCACTCATGAATGAAAAATCACCAAGATTAGTCTTAGTATTTTGTACCATTTGAGATAAGGCCATACCACAAGTGAGATTAACAACACTCATTGGTTCAATAGACCGCTGCATAATATCATCTGAAATGTGGTAGGCGGTTATATCCAAACTATCATCATTTTCAATTGGCTTTTTGATACGAAATAACTGGAATCCTAAGACAGGTACTGGAGCCTTGATAAGCATATCCTCTTTGATTTGTTTATAGATACCAGAATCGGTAATTGGATAGCGAATAGATAAAGTAAAATCACCGTTCAGGGTTTCTTTTACAATAGCAGAGCTAGTTTCATGAAGAGGTAATCCATTCCACTTTGCAGTTCTAATATCTTTGTTCAACAAAAATAGCATTTAAGCCCACCCCCAGTTTGTTTCAAAGCTTAAAGAAGTAATACCTCTACCAAGAACAACACCGACTTCTTTTTTAGCACTCGGATCAATAGTGATAAAATCACCAGACCATTTGATGTTCTTTTTGCTAACCGTTAGAAAACTTGGACTATTTGGTTCGTTTACCATCACAAGAGGTTCTGTAACTTTTTCAATTTTAATAACCTGATCTCCAATCGTAAACTGAGTCTCAGTTGCCGAATTCCCCATTATCGTTATTTTGGGGAACGCTAGAGCCGTCCCTTGAACTCTAAGTACACCGTTTGATGTCAAAGTTTGTCTATCCATTGATTTAAAAAACTTTGTAGGATGACAAATAAAGGTAGCTTTCGTCGCATACACACCATCTCTCTCTTGTTTTACCTCAGTACATTTTACTCGGTAACACCAAAGACGTGTGGTTTTCATGCGTTCACTCTCAAGCCAAAACTGCTCCTTGATAAATAGACCCATAAATTGATGAAGTTGTTCTTCTGAGGGATTAACAATGTATATCGTATATGATTTTTCAATCAAATCTCGGTGCCGATTTGTTTGCGAAAGAGCGCCACTCATTCCTTTATGTTCTAATAAACTTGTCTTACTCTCCGCTAAGATAACAGAAGGCGATTCGTGGACAATCACCTTAAAAGGAAAACTAGAAGTTCCAATTCCATCTATGACTAACTCATTTCTTTTAATCATATAGTGGCTCCTCTCAATTGTTTTTGACGTGCTAATTCTTCTGCGATTCGACTTGCTACTTCATTTGCTATTTTTTCAATATCTGCCTGTTCTCGGATAATATTTCCAGTAATCGAAATGTTGATGTCTGGCATTCTTAAATCCATCGTTCTTGCAATGCCTCTTCCGATTGCCCCAAGAGTAGATTCATTTAAAGGGAGTACCGCTTCGTTTCCTGCTTCTCCTCCTACCATTAGGGAATTCCCTATTGTTCCGAAGGCAGTTGGTTTTGTTAAAATTCCCCCTTTTGCATACCACTCAATTCCGATTCTAGGAATTTGTCCCTTTAACCAATCCAGAGGGTTTGCAGATCCTGACACACTAAAATGAGGTAAAGGAATGTGTGGCCACTGAAATCTGAAATTAAAGAGATTTTTGATAGCAGTTATAGCAGTTGAAACTGCATTTTTGGCAGTGTTGATTGCATTTGAAATCGTATTTTTTACTCCATTCCAAACATTCGACACTGTACTTGAGATTCCATTTAGAATACCTGAAATAGTTGAACTGATACTATTCCAAATTGTACTGACAACGTTACTAATTGCTGATAAGAGATTATTAATTGTGTTCTTAATCCCATTCCAGGTGTTGGATATAAGTTGACTAATGGTATTTAGAACTAAGCTTACAATTGACTTGATGGATTCCCATACTGTTGAAATAACTGTCTTTATTGTTTCCCATGCACCAGACCAATCTCCTGTTATAACCTGCATGATTGCTTTAATAATGCCTAAGACAAGATTGATTGCAGTTTCAACTACTTGTTTGATGATTTCCCAAGCTGTGCTGATAATCAGTTTTATATTTTCCCATGCTGCCTGAATATAGGGTTCTAGAATTGACATAACGGTGGTTATGACTGTTGAGATTGCATTCCAAACTGTGGTTGCAGCTGCAAGAATTAACTCTTGATTCTCAGTCCACCATGAAGTTAGAGTCCCCCAAATGCTTAAAATAAAGTCTGATATTTCTTGAATAATAGTAAATATAAAAGAATATATAGCATTCCAAATATCCATTACTGCTGTTCTAAATCCCTCGTTGTGTTCCCAAAGTTCTTTTATTCCAACGATTAACAAGGCAAGAACAGCTACAATTCCTAATACTATAGCTATAATAGGCGCAACACTTGCTATTAAGCCACCAATTGTGACACCCATTGCTAAGGCAGCTGCCTGAAGTGCTAAAAATATAGGGAGTAATAATCCTAATCCAGCAATGAGGGCGCCGACAATAATAATAAATTGTTTTACTGGCGTTGATAAACTAGAGAACCACTCTGCAACTGAACGTAACAAATCAGCTAAAATCTCTAGTATTGGTGCAAAAGTGACAGCTATAGCATCCCCAACTTCAGCTAATGCTAACTTCGCTTCATTTTGAGCAGTTGTAAATTTATCAATTGGATCTAGTGTCGCTTCATAAGTTGAGCCGACTGTTCCTGATGCTTTCTTTGCTGTTTCAGCTAAGTCATCAAAAGATAAAGCACCACGATTAATGGCATCCACCATTCGTGGAGCACCCTTAGTTCCAAATATATCTGAAGCGAGAGTTAACTTTTCAGTTTCGCTAGTTGAATTTTTAATTTTTTCGATGGTTTCAGATAAACCTTGCTGCAAAGTCTTTCCTGATGCCGCATACTTCACAGATGCTTTTGATAAGGATGATAAAGAGGCTGATGAATCCACACCAGCCTTTTCAAATTTCCCCATTAAAGCAACACCCTCATCAAATGAAAGTCCTAATGCCTTAATTTGTGGTGCTCCAGAAACAACCTTATCCATCAAATCTTGCACTCCCACCCCAGTAGCTTGACTGGTAAAGGTGACAGAATCAAGAACACTAGACAAATCCGTTGCCTGTAAGCCATATGCTTCTATAGCTTTCTTAGCTGAAATAGCTGATGAGGTGACATCACTCCCATTTATAGATGCAAATTGGATGAGATAACTTGAAGCTGATTTTAAACTATCACCGGTTAAACCAAATTGTGTGTTCAACTCACCAACTGCACTTCCAGCAGTATTAAAGTCTGTCGGAATTTCTGTAGCAAGGTTCTTTGCGATAGTTGTCATCTCTTCTAAAGCTTGGCCAGAAGCACCAGTTTTGGTGACAATGATATCCATCCCTTCATCAACTTCGTTAAAAGCTTCAAGCGACTGTTTCCCAAAATCAATCAGTTTTTGTGATAATTCTGCTAAACGGTCACTGAATTCCATTAGGATATCAGCCTTTAAGAGATGATTGATTTCTGATAGATTATCTTTTGCACTTGTTGAACTAGTGCTCATCTCTTCCATCTCATTTTGAAGATGATTGTAGGCCGTTTTGGTATCATTTAGAGTCTGTTCCAGTTTATTGGCTTCAATCGAATTTTCGCCATACTGAGATTTTGTTAGTTCTAGCTGTTTCTCTAAATTCTGAATCTGTTTTTCTAGTAAGGAGGAACTTTCATTTACTTTTTTCTGAGCTAAAGCTAGCTTTTCAGATTCACTAGCATTTGAAGAAAGTTCACTTTCTTGCAATTTAAATTGACTCGTTAATTTTTCACTCTCAGAAGCTAGACGAGCTTGTTCTTGTTTCAAACTATCCCATTGACTTTTAGTAGTACCTATTCGATTACCATTTTCCGATAAGGCTTGATTGACACCCTCTAGTTTACTTTCATAACTTTTCAGTACTGTCTGAGTAGTTTCTACCTCCCTTTGAAAGGCTCGATATTGTTCCGCCCCAATATTACCAGACTTAAATTGTGCTTCAACTTGTGCTTGTGCCTGTCTTAAGGTAGCTAACTTTTCTTTAGTAGTTTCAACTTGTTTAGCAAGCACTTCTTGTTTTTGAGTAAGGAGTGTGACATTTCCTGTATCAAACTTAAGAGCCTTATCAATTTGTTTCAATTCTTTAGTTGATTCAGCTGCTTGTTTATTTACCCCTTTTAAGGCATTTTGCAAAGGTTGTGTGTCACCACCAATTTCTATTGTGATACCTTTTATATTTCCAGCCATGTTCACATCTCCTTTCTATTAAAAATTATCAAAATCACTTTGATCCGCTTTTCTTGTGTTGCTTGTTTCATTTGTCCGCAAGTTTACATAATCAGTTTGATAATCAAGAGCCATCCCAATTGAAATATGTTTTAAGTCGTCTATGGATAAGCCAGTTTCCTTACAACAAAATAGATAGCTTTCTACCGTAAAGATTTCTTCACTTGCTGTTTCTGTTTGATCTGCTTTTTTCTTGTATTCATTCCTTGGTTAAGCATGTTCATTAAGATAGTTGCTACTTCTTGGACTGGAAACTCCTCCATCTCCATAAAGAATTCTTTGAATGGTTTAATTCTTGGATTAGCTGATTTTGCAAATACCCAAAAAATTCTGTGAAAAAAAGTCATATCAAAATTGGTCAGGATGGATAGATCAATGTCACCAGTTTCGAGTTTTTCTTCCTCATTTAGGTGTTCAATCTTATCAAGAATTGACTGCGTACTCACCATTGAAAACAAGTCTTGAAAATAATCTTTACCAAACTGTTCTTTATAAGCAATCGGTGTATAAGCATTAGTAGCTAATTCATAGGTCTTTCCTGAAATTGTAATACTATCTCTCATCTGTAACTCCTTTATTCACGAGGTTCAAAGACTTCCTTGAACCAGTTCTGACGAATCTCATCACTTGTTTCTTCTGTCGTTTTGCGACGAACCACCTTATCAAGTGGCCGAGGACTTGCAGTAAAGTTTAGCTCAACCTCATTAATATCTGAACCAGATTTTGTTTTTGATCCCATTGACGGACGTGATGCGTAACAGTAATACAAAACATGAAGTGTTTCTTTCTTATCTCCTTCAAAACGAAACATCAGAGCAAAATTCTTCTTTTCAGCATTTGCGATTTCAGAAATTGTTTTCGTTGTTGGATCTAATTTTTCTCCTAAGACACGAGTAAAAAATTCTTGAGTTAATAAGGCGAGCTTCAATGTTCCCTCATAACCATCATTTGATTCTGAAGTATAAAAGTTGATATTATCTGCCTTGTATGAACCTTTGTCACCAGTCGGTTCCAAGGTTAGTTCTGCTGCACCTCGTAATCGTTCAACCGTTCCATAAGTCAATGCGCCATTTGAAGCTTCAGTTGTAACTTCTGCCCAATGGACATCTTGTAGTCCAAATGTAACTTTATTTTTTTCAGTCATAACTATCCTCCGTTTAATGAAATGTAATATGTAATTTGATAGAGTTTTTCAGTTGAGATATAAGTCTCTACTTTGTCAAAAAAAATTGAATGACTATCAAATAAGTCATCCATCTTGGTTTCGATTTCTAAGTCCTTCTTTAAGGTATAGAGTTCCACTTGAAGATTAAGAGTCTTATGATAGCTCCAATTATCAGCTCCAGCATTTTCAGACTCCTTAACAAGATATACAATAAATGGCGGAACTGGACTTCTTCCTTCTTCAAAATGATGATAAGCTACTGGCAACTTTGTTTTTGTTAAAATGTTATAGAAATCTTTTAATGTCATTAAATCCTCACAATTTTTGTTTCAGCTTATCTTCAAGTGACTTAACAGCAGTTTTTTCAACGATTTCAATATGTTTTTGCCCTTCTACTCGACCACCATTTTGTTTAGCGTGACCATTTTCTAGGAGATGAGTTAATCCTGGTGTTCGGTTGTGAATAGTCTTTGTTAAGCCTGTAGGACTGTCACTTGTGGACTTGCTTTTCCAACCTCGTGCATACTTACCAGTTTTTCGTGGAGATAAGAGTTTTAAGGTATCTACAGCACTGTCTGTTACTTCTTCCACTACCTCTCGCATTGTAGATGTCGTCTCTTTAATGTAATCCCCCAACTCTTGATCAATTACTTTTTCCAACTCATCCATTCCTATCCTGTTCATAGTCATTCTCCTTAGTTGCTACAATATAAATCAATTGCCTAGGAACGCTATCGCCATCAATTGAATCTATCGTAAAGTAGGCGTCTCTATACTTTATCCGAGCTTTTAATGAACTTAGATTTAGTACCGCTTTGTCGTACCTTAGTGTAAATTGAATTTTGTTATAAAGGAGTTTAGACACACTCCCCTCATTTTCTGTTAAGGTCAATGGCCGACTAGAACACCATCTTTGGAAAACCGTGTTCCAAACTGAAGATTCATTTCCAATTTCATCAACCACAATTTTACGCACTTCAAATGTAAGACGGTCACGTAAAGGAGCAATTTTCATCAAAAGATATCCTTCCTATCAGCTAATAGTAGGTGATATAACATTTGTTTTAACTCCTTATAATTAGCTGTTTCACGGTGTTCATAAAGATAGGCAACCCCGTACAGGATTGCCATTCTTAGAACCTCACTGTAAATATTTTGCCTTAATGTTTCTTCACAGAGTTTTTTACTTGTATCAATCAATTGCATAATCAATTCATCTTCATCTGTATTTTCTACCTTAAGGTAAAGTTTTGCTTCTTCTAGACTTATCATGATTATTTTGCTTTCACAGTTAAAATTTTCACCGCTTCTGGTAACACTAATTTCCCATCAACACGTTGAGATGCAAGAAAACCAATTTGACCATTATTAGCATAAAGTTCATTAAGACGTTTAAAAGTACGTCCTTGGCGATCTGCAATCCAGTAATAAGAGAAATCACCAAATGCAATAGCTTTATTCCCCTGTTCAGGTAGAGGTGCAAAGGTAGATGTATAGTATGGACGGTTAAGAATTAAATCTGGTTGTCCAGCTTGTGTAGACGGTTGCCAAATGTAATTTCCGTTATTGTCTTTCAGTTTACGAATTGCTTTAACAGTTGTATCATGAAGAATCCACACTGCATTTTTTCGATAAGGAGCAGGAAGTGAATGATACAATTCAATCATGTCATCAAACGTAATGTCTTTAGTCGTCGTTGTAGGACCAGTAACATTTGCTTGCGTAAAGATTCCTGTTGGTTTCTTTGAGCCATCTCCAATAAGGAATGATTTCTCTTCTTCTGTACCAATACGTCGTGCAAACTCACTAGTCATATAGGATTCTAAATCAAATACTGAGTCATTTAACAATTCCTCTGAGATTCGAATAGCTGTTCCAATCTTATGCGAATCAAGTGTTACTTGACCAAATGTCTCATCAGTTTCAGGATAAAGTCCATTTTCATCCATCCACGACGCAGTTCCATGCCCTGTAACAACTGGAATCTTCCGCTCTCCACTTGATGTTTTAATGACGGTTGCTAGACTTCGGAAGAAATTCTCTTCTTGAAGACCTTGAACTAGTTTTTTCTCATACTCATCAGGTACTAAATGGCCACCCTCTGTATCTTCTCCAACACGAAGAACATCCTTAACATCAAAGAAGTTACGCTTACGGACATTCGTCCAAAAGGTTTTGGAATAGACATCAGACTTAGTTCCCTTCTTCTCATCTTCTACCTCGCTATCTTTTAAGACAGTGGTAGGCTGTCTTGTCAAAGCCTGAGAAGTTGGTTGAGCCAGTTCTAGATCAATCTTTTCTTGTCGTTCTAAGCGAGCAATTTCTTGATTATAGCGATTGATTTTACTTTCCATTTCATCATAGCGTTGAGAATCTTCTTCTGAGACTAAACCATCTTCAGTTCGCACTGAGTCTAGGAAAGTTTTTGCTTGTTCCCAAGCTTGATTTCGTTTTTCTTTTAATTCAAGTAATTTAGACATAGGTTAATTTTCCTTTCATTATTTCAATAAATCTAATCGTTTTCTTAACTGATTAAGGGGAGTCGTTGATAAAGGTTTGTAGCTATCTATTTTGGCTTGAAGTTTAACAACAAGGTTATGATCCGCAGTGGCTCTACTAAATGAATAACTGCTAAGTTCTAGCTCTTCTTTAGATTCATCTTTACCGAATAAAATCTTGTCCGCAAAGCCAAGCTCAACTGCTTTTCTTGCATTAAACCATGATTCAGAATCCATTAAATGTGAGATTCTTGCCCTAGATAATCCTGTTCTTAACTCATAAGCATTAACAATGGACTCTTTGATTTCCCCCAACATTTCAATGACCTTTTCCATATCCTTTGCTTCACCTTGTGCAATTGTCCATGGATTGTGAATCATCATCATTGCAACAGGACTCATGGATACTGTTGTTCCAGCCATGGCAATGACACTGGCAGCACTAGCAGCAAGGCCATCAATAATGACATGTACATTTCCCTTGTAATCCATCAGCATGTTATAGATTTGTGCTGCGGCAAAAACATCACCCCCTGGACTATTAATCCAGAGGGTGATGTCACCTTTTCCTGCATTTAAATCATTTTTAAAGAGTTGTGGAGTAACTTCATCTCCAAACCAAGTTTCATCAGCAATCTGTCCTTCAATACGAAGAGTACGGATATTCCCTTCGTCTGAAAAACTCCAAAATTTACGCATCTTCTTCCTCCTTAGGTCTTTCTTGAGGTTGTTCAATTACCTGTTTTGTCATAAAACCACCAGCATCTTTTAATTTAGTCATATTTCCGTTAATCAAATAAAGGTTTCCTCCCTCTTCATCTGTTAAAAGATTTAAATCTTCAAGTTCTCGAATATCATTTGTAGATAACCAGCCATTCTGTCTTGCAATAGCATATCCACTCATACGACTTTGATAATCTCCACGTAATAAACCATCTACATTGAACTTAACAAAGTACTTCTTCTTTTCTTCAGGCAAAAAAAGAGACCTCTTGAAGGCCTGTTCTAAACGAACTACCCAAGGGTCTAATGTGTATTTAACAAACTCTAGTGATTGTTGCTCGATATTTGAAAATGAAGATTTTTCTAAATCACCAATCATATGTGGTGGTATCCTATACAAACGTGCAATCTCATTGATTTGAAACTTCCGAGTCTGTAAGAATTGCGCTTCTTCTGGCGGAATGCCTATTTGAGTGTACTTCATCCCTTCTTCTAGAACTGCAACTTTATGTGAATTTGTGACACCGTTATAAACCGCATTCCAAGAATCACGTACTCTTTTTGGATCCTTCAAAATCCCTGGATGTTCCAATACACCACCAGGATTTGCACCATTTTTAAAGAATGATGCTCCGTAATTCTCTGTAGCCAAGGTCATTCCAATTGCATTCTTTGCTAATGCGATGGGAGAATAGCCAATCAATCCATCAAAACCAAGTCCGGGAATGTGAAGGACATCTTCTTGTTTTAAAATAACACTGCCTTTATCCTTGAAATTTGGATTTTCTTCGGTCTGACGTTGATATTTGTAGTAAAGTTTCCCACTTTCATCACGGTGTACTGACATTTTATCTGGTAATAAGGGATACAAACTGATAACCTGACCGCTCTTATCCCTTATGATTTGAATATATGCATTTCCCCATATCAAAAGATGAGTCATCAAAGTTTCTCGAAAGACAAAAGAAGACATCTCTGGATTTGGTTCATCATGAAGTAAGAAATATAGAGGATGTTCAAATTTTTTCTCTCTCCCATTAGACGTTCTTTCGTATATGTGAATGGGTAGAGAAGCGACAGCTTCAGCTAATATTCTCACACAAGCATAAACAGCTGTAGTCTGCATTGCTTTAAATTCATCTACATTTTCACCACTAGAAGTTCGTCCAAAGAGATAGGAAAAGTCCTGTCCCTCATAGCTATTATGCGGTTTATCTCGTGATCTTTTTCTTCCAATAAAATCTAAAAATCCCATCTAATCCTCCATTTTTGAGTACAATAAAAGCACCTCATTTGTGAGATGCTCTACGAATTATAATTGAATTTACTTATTGAATAACTTAGCCCAATTCTGCTTGGAATTTAAAATTCTTGAGACATAAACATCATATTTGTCGATATAATAAAAAGCTAAGTAATTTTCAATAGGCATATATCGATAACGTTTTCCGTCATCTGTTAATTCACCATAACCTCGACTCGACACCAAAGGACATGCTTCTGGAAAGGTTTCTAAAGTTTCTAGTGCCGTTAAAATAAGGTCTAGTTTACTATCGGCAGATTGTTGGCTGTAGAAATTCAGTACAATATAATCATGTATTTCTCTCAAGTCTTTCTTAGCTTGATCCGTAAGAGAAACATGGTAACGTTTATGATTATTCAAGTCCAAATTCCTTTCTTACATCTGCTAAAGACGTTAGTTTACCTTGCTCAATTTCTTGATGTCCCATCAAGATTTCCTTTTTCAAGTCTTCAAAAGCAACCTGATATTGAGACTCTTGTGAATCACTAAATACGAACTCTTTAGGGTCAACCGCACCTGTCGCAATTTTACGAAGTGCAGCATTAAAAATATCTGACAGGGTTAACTTTTCATCAGCTAAGATTTCTTTTGTTTGTTGGTAAAAAGTCGAATCTGCTCTAAAATTAACAGGTTGAGTACTTGCCATGATTAATACCTCTTTGTAAAGATGATTTGTAAATACATTGTATCATCTTTAGATTTAAAATTCAACTAAAAGCTCAGTATCCCTCGTTCGTCATAAATACTACTATCATTATTTTGGTGTCGAATACATCTATCAATCCCCATTATAAGAGCAACAATTCCATCGATTTTTTCAATTGATTTCTCTTTATCTGGTTTGATATTGCCTGCAGGGTCTTGGCGCATAACTACGTTTTGCGACATCCATTTTAAAACAGGTTGTCCTCCGTGTTGTATACGACCTTCCATCATAAGTTTGAATAATTCCTTTGACGGTGGACTCATATCCTTGTACCCCTGACCAAAAGGAATCATTGTCAGCCCCATATCTTCTAGATTCTGCACCATTTGCGTTGCATTCCATCTATCATAGGCGATTTCTTTTATATTGTATATCTTTGATAATTCCTCAATGAACTTCTCAATAAATCCATAATGAACTACATTACCCTCTGTCGTCTTTATATAACCTTGCCGTTCCCATACGTCATACAAAACATGATCTCTACGACAACGAAGTTCAAGAGTATCTTTTGGTAGCCAGAAATAGGGTAGGATGATGTAATTTTCTAATTCATTTCTAGGTGGGAAAACTAAAACAAAGGCTGTGATATCGGATGTACTTGACAAGTCTAGTCCTGCATAGCATTCACGACCTTGCAAACTTTCAAAATTGATAGGTGCATCCCCTTTGTTGTATACATGTTCTGGAATCCAAGCAACCGTAGAATTTGTCCACATATTTAGTCGTAGTTGCTTGAATACATTTTCTTCAGCAGGATTATCAAGTGCTTGTTTATAGGCTTCTCTGACACGGTCTAAGCCAATGGTATGACCTAATGACGGATTAGCTTTTAACCAGTTACTTTCGTCATTCCAGTCCTCTTCATCTGATAAACCATAAACGACAGGATAAAAAGATGTATCTTTCTTTCTGCCCTTTAAAATATCAAGTGCTTTTGTATGTAACTCGTAACAAATTGAATTCTTATCTGTTCCTGCAGTAGTAATGATAAAAAATAAGGGTTGCTCTCGTGCATCCCCTGAACCTTTAGTTAAGACATCATAGAGGTGGCGATTAGGTTGCGCATGTATTTCGTCAAACACGAGTCCTGAAACGTTGAGACCATGTTTTGTACCAGTCTCAGCAGACAAAACTTGATAAAATCCTGCATTAGAGTAGTTAACAATTCGTTTCGTAGCACCCATTATTTTTGAACGTTTCTCTAAAGGTCGACTCATTAATACCATTTGTTTTGCTACATCGAATACAATAGAGGCTTGATTTCGGTCACATGCAGCACCATAAACTTCTGCACTGGCTTCATTATCTGCATAAAGGAGATAAAGAGCGATTGCTGCAGCTAGTTCACTCTTCCCATTCTTTTTTGGAATTTCAATATAAGCAGTTAGAAATTGTCTATTCCCATCTTCTTTAACAATCCCAAATAAATCTCGTACTATCTGTTCCTGCCAAGGTAAAAGTATAAACTTCTGACCTGCCCATTTGCCTTTAGTGTGACAAAGGTTTTGAATAAAAGTCACTGCTCTATCAGCCTTACTTTTATCATAATGTGATGAAGCTAGCATAAAAGGAGTTGGTTCATAATGAAAAGTCATAGTAAACCTCCCAACAAATCTTCCATTTCGTCACCATTACCAACCTCTGAATCCATAGTAGCTAAACGATTCCTAGCGGATGGGGTTAGACCAAATTGTTCACAAAACTTCAGCATGATTTTTAAATTAGTTTGACTAATTGAAACTTGTGGAACTTGCTGTAAATACCCATTTGGTGTCTTTAAGATAGAACCATGTTTTGATAAAAACTCCTCTGCTTCTTTCCACCGTGCGTAAGCTTGACAATAACCTGCAAATGCAGTCATATCCATTTCCGTCAGTAATCCCATTTGTTCCAATATTTTCCCCATCCGTTTCCATTCCCTCTTAGCATCTTCTTCAAGCCACTGGGGGCAACGTGGAGCCTTCTTTTGAGGTTTTACTTCATTCGTTGGGAGAGGCCGTTTACCAGGATTACCTTCTAGAACTTTTAAATTTGTAGGTTTCGGTTTACGTCCTCTAATTGCCACTAATTCACCTCCTAAAATAAAAAGAACTCACTTCGAGTTCCAAATTATAATTTATTGTATGTATCCACTATTTCTTGATAGATAATTTTATCCAAATCATCTAATTGATCAGTGATTCTATCATATTCATAATGAAAAACTATTTCTTTATTTCGTTTAATTTTTAGGATTGCTATCCAAGCGCCATCAATATGTCGGTCATAGGTACTAAATTCCCTAAGAAACTCAATATGATAGTGCCGACCATTGTATTCTCTAGTAATCATTTCCCACATAACTATCCCAATTTTATTATTTTATCAATTCCGTAAAGTACATTTAAACTTTGTCCATTATCCCAACTTACTAAAATTGAACCAATATCATCAACACCAATTACCGTACCGAGAGTACCTATAGGTGGCGCAAATGGATCCTCCATTTCGAGTAATTTTACTCGAGTTCCATTGGGATACAATGATTTCAAAGTCTTCACTTTTAAGTCATCCATAATACAACCTCTTCTCTTTTGTTTAGTACATATTAACTCTAAAGTTCATCTTTATCCAGTTATTTTTGATGATATTTTTGAAGATAATATGGCACAACCAATAGCATAAACAACTGGCACTGTGACTCCGTTTCCTGCTTGTTTATAGAGTTGTGCATCAGAATTTACAGCTTTTGCCTTTTCAAATAAGTCATCACTGAAACCTTGAAGTCTAAAACACTCTTTTGGAGTAAGCCTTCTAATTTTGACAACACGACCATTCCAAACTACTGCGCCCATCTGGCAGCTACATGAAAGGTTGTGAGCTATTCCTCTCCCTACTCTTGCCCTTCTCGTTAATGAACTTGGATAAGAAAGATCAACCGAGTCACCAACCTCCGCCAATTGATAACCTTGCTTTGTTCCGTTCCTAACCTTGATACCTTGTGTCAAAATTGGTTGGACCTCAAGTACTCCAGAGTTCATTGCTGTACGCTTTGTCGCACCAGCAGTATAACGAGCAGTTATACATCTTGCTTCTTCAGTTAACTTTGGTCCAGTTAGCGATTGGTCAATCAGATATAGACCTGTCTTAGCTCCTAGTCCCCCACCCTCTCCGACAAGTGTTGTTGCAATACCACTAGGGTCGTAGACACGGTAGCTTTGCATACCGCCTACAAGTTGCTTAAGATGGTTGCTGCTTTCTCTGCTGATAGGTAGTACTTGTCGTCGACCTTTTCTTCTAAGATGTCCGATAGTATAGATGCGTTCTCTATTTTGTGGTACTCCGTAATCTTTTGAGTTGAACACTTGCCATTCAAGGTCGTACCCTGATTCATCCAAGATAGAGAGATAGTCGAGATAATCTCGTCCCCCACCACTTGATAAAAGTCCTTTAACATTTTCAAGGAGAACCCATTCGGGTTTATCTTCTTCTTTTTGGCTTTTGATGAGTTCAACAAATGTAAAAAAGAGTCCACTTCGCTCACCGTATAGGCCGGCTCGTTTCCCTGCGATAGACACATTTTGACAAGGGCTTCCCGCACACCAGATATCTGCTTTTGGTAATCGTGTTGAATCGATTGTTGTGATATCGTCATGAAACCATTCTCCTTTCGTATCATACATTGCTTCATAAGACTTGCGTGCAAACTTATCTTTTTCACAAAATCCTACACACTTCATTCCTGCTAATTCTAGCCCATTTCGAAAGCCACCAACTCCGGAAAAGAAATCTAGAAATGTTAGTGTCATACATGTTCCTCCAACTCCTTTAACACTTGGTTATAAGTTAAAACCTCATGATTACGTTGTACGGTTACTTCAGTATCGCCTGTAACTTCTATATAGCGTTTAACAATGACATCCACAAACTTTTCATCCAGCTCGATTCCATAACAAATACGTCCAGTTTGGTCTGCAGCTATTAAAGTAGAACCTGAACCTAAAAATGGATCTAAAACTACAGTTCCACGCATAGAAGAGTTTTGAATAGGGTAAGCCATAAGTTGAATTGGTTTCATGGTTGGGTGGTCTTTACTAGACTTAGGACGGTCATATTCCCAAATGGTAGTTTGCTTCCGATCACTAAACCATTGATGCTTTCCTTTTTTCTTCCACCCATATAAACAAGGTTCATGTTGCCATTGATATGGGCTACGACCTAATACAAGTGAGTTCTTTTTCCAGATGCAACACCCACTCAAATAGAAACCAGCATCTTTAAAAGCTTTACGGAAGTTGAGTCCTTCCGTATCTGCATGAAAAACATAGATAGACGCATCATCTTCCATGTGATTTTCTACTTGAGTAAACATAGAAAGGAGAAACTGATAGAAGTCTCCGTCAGACATATTATCATTTAGGATTTTCCCAGCCGTCTCTTCAACGTCCACATTATAAGGTGGGTCCGTTACTACTAAATTAGCTTTCCTATCATCTAGCAACTGCTTATAGGTTTCAGCTTTTGTAGAATCACCACAAATGACTCTATGTTTTCCCAATTGCCAAATGTCCCCATGTCTTGATACCGTTGGTTTCTTCAATTCTTCTTCCACATCAAACTCATCTTCAGACAACTCCTTGTCATGGACATTGGAGAGGATGTCATCAATCTCTGGTGGCTCAAAACCAGTCAGGTCTAGATTAAAATCAGACTCCTGTAAATCCAAAAGTAAGTCCGCTAAGAGAGCTTCATCCCATTGACCTGTAATCTTATTGAGTGCAATGTTCAATGCTTTCTCATCTTCTTTGGGTAAATTAACGATGACGCACTTAGCAGTTTCATAGTCAAGGTCTTTAAGAACCGTCAAGCGCTGATGCCCTCCGATGACTGTCATGTCTTTGTTTACGATGATTGGATCCACATATCCAAACTTAAGAAGCGACTGTTTAATCTTCTCATATTCTTTATCCCCTTTTTTGAGTTTCTTTCGAGGATTATAAGCTGCAGGCTTTAATTCTTTCAGAGAGAGTTCTTTTATTTCCATTGTTGGTTGGTTCGTCATTTTAGACTCCTTTGTAAAATCTTATCTGTATGTAGCAGGCATGGCTACAATACTTTCTATTAGGATTGGCATAAGATAAAAATGACCTACCACAACACTGGCAAGTCATTTCTTCATATGCAGTTTGTTCCTTATCATGCTCCTCTTGATGATTTTTCCACCAATTTATTCTGCACCTATCTGAACAAAATTTCTTCGGTCGTCCAGTTTTATTAGGAACCATAGGTTGAAAACATTGAGGACAGTTTGTACCATCTTGAACTCGTTTCTCAACCATCAAATACGGTAATGTTCCTTGTCCTTTTAACTCAGGATGTCTTTTACAATACTTCTTAACAGAGTCTTTAGATAAACCAATTACTTTAGCAACTTCACCGTATCCTAAGCCATTTTTTCTAAGTAACCAAATTTGTTCTCGTTGAAAGTTATTCATACCTGTTCCTCACTTTTATACTAAAAAATAAGGTTATTTTCGTACCTAAATTTAAACAAATTTACGAAAATAACACTCACTTAATTCTATATTCTTACTGGATTCTTTACTATTTTGAATTAATTTTTATATCCCACCCTATCAATTTTGCGAAATTTTACGTTTAAGGGGGCGTCGGTCTTTTACGGACAAGGATTTAGAGATTTTATCCCCCCTACCCCAAATTATAAAAGAGAGATATTTTTAGAACGTAACTACAATATTAAAACCGATAGGTATATTCCACATATAGGTCCGTTGTCTTGGTCTTTCTATCATGACATGATTTACAGAGAGCTTGCCAGTTAGATTGATTCCAAAAGAGTTCTTGGTCACCTCGGTGGGGAGTGATATGATCAACCACTGTTGCCTTGGTCAGTCGACCTTCTCTTTGACAGTAAACACAGAGAGGATTGAGCTTTAAGTAACGAATCCGCGCCTTATTCCACCGTGAATTGTAACCTTTAGCTTTGGTTGTCTTGGCGTCAAGTGCGTGATTAGTCTTGTGGTCATCGCAGTACTTGTTTCCATAGGTCACAAGGTTTGGACAACCATTCTGCTTGCAGGGAGTTCTTGGTCTACGTGGCATCTTACTGCTCCCAAGGAAGAGTTGGTTTCGTAAAATGTCCAAAACATGTAGATTGAGTGTAGTCTACGTTTAGAAGATCCAACTCCTTGATAATCCCTTTCGGTGTTAAATCGTACCGTTCTTTAATCATTCCTACCAACTGTTTGCTCGTATAGTTACTTGTTCCAAATGTTTCCACATGAATAGAAACCGGTTCTGCGACCCCTATAGCGTATGCTAATTGAACTTCGCATCGTTTAGCATATCCTTCACGAACGATGTCTTTTGCAATCTTACGTGCCATATAAGCTCCTGAGCGATCCACTTTACTTGGATCCTTTCCTGAAAATGCACCACCACCATGATGGGCAAATCCACCATAAGTATCAGCGATAATTTTTCTTCCAGTAACTCCAGCATCTGCATAAGAACCACCAAGAACGAAACGACCAGTAGGATTCACTAAAACATTAAAATCAAGGTTTTGTTTATACTGTTTTGCAACTTTTATCATAGATTCTTTAACAATTACTCTTAGATTCTCAATTGTCATTTCATCACTATGCTGAATTGATACTAAGAATGTTGTAATTCTTTTATTGTCATAATCATAAGAAACCTGTGCCTTAGCATCTTTCCCTAAGAGCGGATGCTGAAGTTCCATAAGATTCTCAAGAACACGAGTTGCTAAAACGTAGGGTAGCGGCAAGTATTCTTCAGTTTCATCAGTTGCATAGCCATACATCATTCCTTGATCTCCAGCGCCACCTGTATCAACCCCTTGAGAAATATCATCACTTTGTAATCCGATAAGATTTGTCACAATGATATTTTTCATTCCTAGGGGTTTAACGACATTTCGAACAACAGTGTTTAAATCAAATAAGGCTGTTGTTTTCATTTCACCAGCAACCACTATATGATTATCTTTGATAAGGGTTTCTACTGCAACCCTGCTATTCTTATCTTGTTCTAAACATACTGTTAGAACAGCATCTGAAATCTGGTCACAAATTTTATCTGGATGGCCATTAGATACTTGTTCACTCGTAATAATCATTCTTTCCTCCACGCAAAAAGCCTCCCCATTTGGGTAAGGCTCTGTTTTTTTTATTTTGCTTTTCTACCTGCTTCATAGGCTTGTTCAAGCATTTCTTTCAATGCCCAAACGCTGATGTCATAAAAGTCAAGGCTGTCGCTATTCCTTGTTTCTAGCGTTTCAGCGCCAATTCTATTTTTTGCGATTTTTGTTAAAATATCTTCTTTTTTCATGGTTTTATCCTCTTTCTTTTTTGTTGTAACTATATTACCTCTAAGAGCGGGATATATCCAGTCGTTTGTGCATTATTTTAAAGATATTTTTAAACTATTAAAGCTTTCAAAACCACTTCAAGTATAGCTTCCTTTTCATCAGATTCTGGGTATATATCCCATCCTCTGTCATAAGAAATGATAGTCTTTTCAGCAACATCAACCTCTAATTTGAATACACATCCTAAATCAATACCTACATCTGAAGGTTGGTCACTGACTTTTGCTATGTAATCAACTATTTGTCCGTGATATTGAATCTGCCCTCTGGTCCACATGGTTATTCTCCTCTTGTTTTTCTAGGTGTATATTACCGTAGAACCATAATTTTATCCAGTGAAATTAGCAGATTTTTTATCTTTTTTGACATCTTAAGTATATCACAGTCATTTTTAAAAAGCAGTACCATCTTAGTAACAACTTAGTAACAGGGTAGTAACAGGGTAGTACCACCTTAGTAACACCCTAGTATCATTATCCATTTATACTCAAGGTTTTACCTGCAAAACGGTAATATTCTTTTACTTGTTTTAAGGCTTTTTGTCTATATCGACTAACTGTCATTCTAGAAACATTATGCTTAGGTAGTAACTCATCCCATGTCAATCCAGCTAAGACTAAATCAACAACTACATCCTTCATAATTTCATCAACAGAAGAAACAGCAAGTTCAAAAAAATCGAGATCAGTTTTTAAATGACAGTACTTTTCAAACAGTGACTCCTGATATTCTTTTTCCTCTGCTAAGAACTTATCATGAAAAGATAGAGCCATATTTTCTGTTCTAACATTAGTTTTACTCGTTTTAACACGTTCTTCATTTGTCTGTCTAGTAGCAAGAGAGTATAGAAAAGCATCTTCTGAAATGGGTTTATAGTTTTCAATCAAGTTCTTTGCAATTGTTAAATCTCTTTTTGCATCTTGATAGTGTTGAAAATAGTAGTCTACTTTATCCATATCATCCTCCTACTTGTGCTTTTACTGCTTCAATCAAACGTGATTGTTGTGCGTCCTTGGCAGTTAAAGCTTTTAGAATATCATCATCAATTGTACCTTCCGTAACAATATGCTGAATAATAACTGTATTTGCTTGTTGTCCTTGACGCCAAAGTCTAGCATTGGTTTGTTGGTAAAGTTCAAGAGACCAAGTTAACCCAAACCACACTAAGTGATGACCTCCCTTTTGTAAATTTAGACCATGTCCTGCACTAGCTGGGTGTAGCAAACCAACAGTGATGTTTCCTTTATTCCATTCATGAATATCAGCTTCACTTTTTAGTACTGTGCTTTGAATCCTAAGTTTATTAAAACGTTCTTGAATACGTAGTAAATCATGTTTGAACCAATAAGCAACCAACACAGGTTCTCCATTTGCTGCTTCAATAATATCTTCAAGTGCATCTAGTTTTTGATCATGTAACTTGATAATTTTATGATCATCAGAATAAACTGCACCATTTGCCATTTGAACCAGTTTATTGGATAAACTAGCAGCATTTGCTGCTGTTACTTCAATTTCGTTAGAATCAGAAATAACAGATTCCTTTTTAAACTCTTTATATTTTTTTGCTTCTGCATTTGTTAGATGGACTGATTTTTTCGTTGAGATTAATGTTGGCATTTGTAGATAATCCATCGCTCTCATAGAAATTGTGATGTCATCAATCTTGTCAAAAATTTGACACTCTGCATAGTCCATTGGAATATATTCATAAACGACATTTCCATTTCTGCGGCCCTCTCTAAAATAACGACTTCGATATTCTCCAATAAAACGTCCCAAACGGACACCACCATCTATGACTTTGAACTCCGCAAACAAATCCATCAATCCGTTGGAACTCGGTGTGCCTGTTAAACCTACCACTCGTTTCATGTAGGGGCGCATAGCCATAAAAGCTTTAAAACGTTTTGATTGCCATGATTTGAATGAACTTAATTCATCAATGACAATCATATCCCACTTGAAATGAGGATGACACTGTTCAACTAACCAAGGGATGTTTTCACGATTTACGATGTAGATATCCGCATCTTTTTGTAGTGCTTCTTGTCGTTGTTTGGGACTGCCTATAATTTTTGAATATCTCAAATGAGACAGTCCTTGCCACTGCTCTATTTCGTCACTCCATACTGTATTTGCGACTCTAAGCGGAGCAATCACCAGTACTTTATGAATTTCATAGCGATCAAACATCAGTTCATTAATAGCTGATAAGGTTGTAGCTGTTTTTCCCATCCCCATGTCTAAAATGACGGCTGCATAAGGAGTTTTTATGATGAAGTCTTTGGTGACTTCTTGATAGTCATGCAGTTTCAATTTCATCCAATATCCCCTCAATATCTTTCTTATTATCTAAAACATAGACTCGAAATCCTAAACGTTCAAATAGCTTATGCCGTGACACCTGCAAAGCTCTAGGATGTTGATTAGGTGCTTTTACTTCCACCAAACCAAACTTGCCATTGGGTAAGAATACCAGTCGGTCAGGTACTCCTGAAAAGGAAGGTGATAACCACTTTGGACAGATACCACCACGCTTTAAAACCTCGCTTGCTAACTTTTGTTCAATCACTTTTTCTCTCATACTTGTCCTCTCATCAGATTTAAATGGTGGAGGTCTAATGAGGTCATTTCCTAAACTTTCCTTATATACTTTTTCTTAGTTAAATTTCCTATAGAGATAGTTTTAGAAAAGACCATCATTGACTTACACTAAACAAAGAAATGGAAGTCGTGGAACTTAATCCATAAACTTTTTGACCATACTTCATAAATTATTTTTCACTGAATACTTCAACGACTTACACTCAAAAAATACTTCATTTAAAATCTACTGGTGATACAGCCTCACTGTGTAAGTCATTAGTTTAGAAAGTCATCGTCGTCAGCTTTTAACGATAACCCCATAATAAAATTCCCTTTATTAGTTCGTTTTCGTTCATAACCAGCTTGATTAAGTGCAGCATAGAAATCAGTTGTACTTCGTGTGTATTCTAAATTTTGAAGGCAATATGCACGATACTTACTGTACAATTCTCCTGATTTCTCACTTAATTTTTCACCCACGACACAACTTTCATTAATGAAATGCCCCAACCAGTCATTAGCTTCACGGTAGGATTTGACAGAATTTATTACTGCTTTTGGAACTGATGTTTTAAAATTTGCTTTGATGGCTTTTTCCGCACCTTCAATAATCCACGATAAAATTGCTGGCCCAGCGTTATCATACAGATAATCCGCAAAATTCTTAATATCTGAACGACCAGTAATTTTGGCATTAAATGGAATAACAACCAAACGACGCCAAGTACCATCATCGTTCGCCCCAACTTTTGGTAAATGATTCGTATAAAGTACCAGCGTATGAGATGGAACAAAATGGAATGGATCCTTATACTTCTTTTCTGCTTGAATTTCATCAGTTGAGGTAATTTGCTTCACAACTGCAGTATTCAATCTCATTCCTTCTGCCATTTCAGAAGCAATAACAAGACGTTTCCCTTTTAACTCAGCAAGTTCTGGACTTACATTTCGTTTATTATTCATGGTTAAAGCATCTGCAGATAATTTGCCAGAATAGCTTCCGAGTACCCTTGCAATTGTATTCCAAAAGGTTGATTTCCCATTTGCTCCTCCGCCATAAGCGATAATCATATGCTCTTGATAGACTTTTCCGATTGCTGTCATACCGATAATTTCCTGTACATAATCAATCAGCTCTTGGTCATTACAGAAAAAAGTAGCTAAAGTTTCCTTCCATAATCCTGAGCCTTCACCACCTGGAGAAACAGTGGTCATTTTAGTGATGTAGTCTTTTGGGTCATGTTCATGATAATCCCTAAGTCCATTTCTTAAGTTGTAGGTAGCATTGGGAGTGTTGAGTAACATATCGTCCTTATCTAGCTCTGATAAATCAATGGCTAGCATCGGTTTTGCAGTATTATGAGTTGCAGTAATATAGCGATAATCTCTTCGCTTCATAACAAACTGATAATAAGCTTTTGAGGAAAGATAAATAGAATGAAGTTTTTGTTGGATCGGTGTTTCAATCACTTTAGCAAGAGCTTTACCACCTTCACGAACTACTGATTCATCAATTCCGGAGTTGACTAACTCTATTACGGACTTTTCGTATTGTTCAAGAGCATCTGCTAGTTGAAAGTCCATAAACTCAAGAACCTTTCCTATGGCCAATTGTTTATCTTCTTTCCAATACTGACCATTAAAAGTTAAATAGTCTGTCGCATTTGTATAAGCTAAAACATCGCCATACTCTCTAGCTAATACTCCGGCTTCTCCGATATCAGAAAAATCATCCGGTTTTAAAGAAGGCCTATTGAAACTATCTGGTGAAATATAATCATCTGAAGCTTTAATTGTCTTATTGTAAAATCGAACTGCACTTCCCCAGATTGTATCTAGTTCAGATTTTTCTAATGGCGGTTCACATCTAGATGCCTGCTCATCAAAACCGCTTCTTGCTTCTTGTGTAACTCCTAATCTTTTAAGAATTTTAGCCGCAAAAACTGACATGGTTGAATTTCGACTTCCCTCAGCGATAGGTCCTTTAGGTGGTCTATATAAGTCAGCATCAAAATCTTCTTCTAGCTCTATAGAATTAAGTTGAAGTAAACCTTCGTCGATAGTCATCCAGGAATCATTCCATATGACTTTTGCATTCGGATTGCCAAAGAAGAACCTTGCTGCATCTTTTGCATTATCATTAAAAAATTGATACCTATTCGTGAGCTCTTCTTTCATAGCAACATAAGTTTCTCTATTGTTCGTTTCTTTAATTGGGAAATAAATATGAAATTTTGGACGTGCTATCATGGCACCCTTAGACAACATATGATTTCGGCTAGTAACTAGAGCAAAGTCATAATCAATAAAGATTTCTTTAATGTTCTCTTCTGTAACCCACTCGTTAGGGTTATCAGTCTTGTCATTATCAATATCCATGACAATAACATCTGATTTTATAAAATTTGAGTTTGAGCGAGTATGATTGGTAAACTCTGCACCTACATGATCGTATTGAACTGTATTCAATAATGATTTGTCATCTGTTATTCTGACTTCATTGGGATATACAGTACTTGTTTGGATACCTGTCTTTCCAGAATGATATAACGAAAATTGCATCCGCAACTCCTCCTTAATCTGCTAATAAATTGAGAGTCTATTTCTCTTTCTACTTTTATAGGTAAAAATTGCCTGCTATTTTCCGGTTCAGTAGAAATTTATTTCAAAAAAAAATTACTCTTCCTTTATATGTCAAAGGGAGAGTTTTCTTTGTTTTAAATTTTTTATTAATTTTTGAAAAAACCGGAATTCAATCATCTCATTTTACCTATACAGGTGTAAGAATTAGAAATCGAATAAAAAAATATTTTTGAAATCCGGAAATTCTAAAGTGATTCTTACCTATAAAGATAGGAGGATGTGAAATGACAAAAGAACAATTAATTGAACACGATGAACAATTAGTAGATACACTAACTGCCATCAGTGTTATCTCAAAACAACTAGCTAAAAAAATTAAAGAGGACGAACAATATGAGCAAAATGAAACAACTGAATGACTTATTAAATGAGATGAAGGAATCAGCAAAGTACCAATTAAGAATTATAGAGGAGTTTCAAGAACTACTGTCTGAGGAAAACACTTCTTCAAGTCACGAAAAAGTTATGGAAGAACCAAGACATGTTACTCTTGAAGAACTACGTGGTGTGCTTGCTACAAAAGCTAGTGAAGGATTTAAAGATGAGATTCGAGCTTTGCTAAAAGCTTATGGTGCTGATTCACTTTCAAAATTAGATCCTAAAAACTACTCAGCTTTGATGGAAGAGGCTGGAGGTATTGGTATTGACTAATCATGCTGTATTATCCGCTTCTGCTTCTCATCGATGGCTAAATTGTCCACCATCAGTAAGATTAACCGAAAAACTAGAAGATAAAGTATCAACGTATGCTTTGGAAGGAACAGACGCCCATGAGTTGTGTGCCTATTTAGTTGAAACTGCACTTGGACGTAAGGCGCGTGATCCTACTGAAAACTTAACTTTCTATAACGAGGAAATGCAACATTGCGCAGAAGAATATCGGAACTATGTAGTTGAACAGATAGAAATTGCAAAAACATATTCTAGAGATCCAACCGTTCTTGTTGAACAGCGACTAGATTTCTCAAAATGGGTTCCAGAAGGTTTTGGAACAGGAGACTGTATTATTGTGGCTGATGGTTTGCTACAAATCATCGATTATAAACACGGTCTTGGTGTGCTTGTTGATGCTGACCATAATCCACAAATGATGTGCTATGCTTTAGGTGCTTTAGAAATGTTTGAAGGCCTATACAGTTTTGATAAAGTGACAATGACTATTTTCCAACCACGAAAGAACAACGTTTCAACATTTGAAATGGACAAAGAAAAACTACTATACTGGGCTGAAACTGAACTATCTCCTAAAGCTGAACTAGCTTTCAGGGGTGAGGGAGAAATGAAATCAGGAAAACACTGTCAATTCTGCAAAATAAAAAGTATCTGTCGCAAACGTGCAGAAGATAATCTAGAACTTGCCAAGATGGAATTTGCTGACCCTGCTACTCTCAGTTATAAAGATATATCGGATATTTTACCAAAAATTGAACTATTGATAACATGGGCTAACGATGTTAAAAATCATGCCTTAAATCTAGCTACAAATGGCCAAACAATCCCAGGATACAAGCTAGTTGAAGGACGTTCTATTCGAAAATTCTCAGATGAAAATAAAGTAATTCAAACAGTAACTGCTGCAGGATTTGACCCCTATGAAAAGAAACTACTAAACATTACCGGAATGACTAAATTGCTTGGAAAGCAAGCCTTTAATGAGCTTCTTGGTAATCTAATTATAAAACCAAATGGAAAACCTACACTCGTTCCAATTGATGATAATCGTCAAGAAATGAACCTAGCAAAAACAGATTTTATAGAGGACTAAACTTATGACAACAAAAGTTATTACAGGAAAAGATACACGTTTTAGTTATTTAAACGCTAATGAACCAAAAGCTATTAATGGTGGTAAACCAAAGTATAGCGTGTCACTCATCATTTCAAAAGATGATGTTCAAACTATTGATAAAATTAAAGCAGCAATTGAACAAGCCTATAAAGAAGGTGAATCTAAACTAAAAGGGAACGGAAAATCTGTTCCATCATTAGAAGTATTGAAAACACCACTACGAGATGGCGACCTGGAACGTCCTGATGATGAAGCCTATCGCAATGCCTACTTCGTGAATGCGAACTCTCCACATAAACCTGGTATTGTTGATGCTAACCGTCAAGAAATCATTGATACTTCAGAGTTATACTCCGGTATCTATGGACGTGCCAGCATCTCCTTCTACGCTTTCAATTCAAACGGAAATAAGGGAATTGCTTGCGGTCTGAATAACCTGCAAAAATTGCGAGATGGTGAGCCGCTGGGAGGTCGTACAAGTGCTGAAGATGACTTCGCTACAGACGATGATGATTTCTTAAACTAAGAAAGGAGATATGAAAGATGATTTTTTCAATTTTTATGACTATCTTAATGGCAGTTTGGCTATTCACTGGACTATATGCTGCATTTATGACAATTCGAGATGGTATCCGATCAGAAAAAGAGAGAAAACAAAAAATGGTGAATGCAAATGACAATAATTGAATTCCTATGGACTGTTGCATCTTGTCTCACAATCGCTTTACTCAGTCATCTTTTATATGTTAGTATTCGCAATGACATCAGATATGAGAGAGAACGATTCTTTAGTCGCAGAAATAAACACTAAAACATGGTGGCAGTTCTTTCTGCCACCTTTTTAAGAAAGGATGAATTATGCAAATTAAAGAACTATCAGTAGACATAGAAACTTATTGTGATGTAGACCTACGGAAAACTGGAGTTTATCGCTATGCGGAAGATGAATCTTTTGAAATCCTTCTTATAGCAGTATCTATCAATAATGCTCCTGTAATTGTTTATGATCTGACTAAGGATAAACTACCAAATCTTATCCTACATGCCTTAATTGATGATACAGTCATTAAATGGGCTTTCAACGCAACATTTGAGCGCATTTGCCTGTCTAATTGGATTAAGAAACATTACCCTACCTTACTTAACGAGAACTTTTTATCCCCAAACTCTTGGCGATGTAGCATGATTTGGTCTGCTTATTTGGGATTGCCCTTGTCACTTGAAGGTGTAGGTACGATTCTTAAACTTAGTGAACAAAAACTAAAAGTTGGGAGTGAATTAATTCGCTACTTCTGCCTTCCTTGTAAACCCACAAAAATAAATGGTGGTCGAACACGTAATTATGAAAATCACGCGCCAGATAAATGGAAAAATTTTATCGAATATAATAAACGAGATGTAGAAGTTGAACTAGCAATCAAAAAAAGGTTGCAAAACTTCCCAGTTCCTGACTTTGTATGGGATGAGTACCACCTTGATCAGAATATCAATGACTACGGTATTGGAGTTGATGTTGACTTTGTCCAGTCAGCCATCAAAATTGATTCAGAGAGTAAAGCAAAAATCCAAGAAGAATTGAAATCTTTAACAGGTCTTGAAAATCCCAACTCTGTTCTACAGATGATTGGTTGGTTACGTGAGCACAATATAGAAACAGATTCACTAGATAAAAAGACTGTAAATAACCTTTTACATAAAGTTGATGAAAAAACTGCAAGAGTTCTAAAATTACGTCAGCAAGCAGCAAAATCAAGTGTATCCAAATATCAGGCAATGATGAATTGTGTTTGTAAAGATGGACGTGTAAGAGGAATGTTCCAATTTTATGGAGCAAACCGTACTGGGCGATGGGCTGGACGATTGGTGCAACTTCAAAACCTTCCACAAAACCACTTAAAAGACTTAAATGAAGCAAGATTACTCTTTAAGACTGGAGATAGTGACACTGTTAAACTTCTCTACAATGTTCAAGATACACTGTCACAGCTTATTCGAACATCTTTTATTCCTAGTAAAGATAAGAAATTTATTGTTTGCGACTTTTCTGCTATTGAAGCTCGTGTTCTATCCCATCTAGCAGGTGAGACGTGGAGAACTAAAGTTTTTAATAAAGGGGAGGACATTTACTGCGCCAGTGCCAGTAAAATGTTCCATGTCCCAGTAGAGAAACATGGAGTTAATGCACACTTACGTCAAAAGGGAAAGATTGCAGAGTTGGCTCTGGGATATGGTGGTTCTGTAGGTGCTCTTAAAGCAATGGGAGCTATTGAAATGGGATTAGCTGAAGAAGAACTACAACCTCTTGTTGATTCTTGGCGATCAGCCAATCCTAACATCGTTCTGCTGTGGTGGGATATCGATAATGCCGTTAAGACTGCTATCAAGGAACAAACTGAAATAGAGAGTCATGGAATTCGATTCAGTGTTGAAAGAGGAATCTTATTTATTACTCTTCCCTCTGGGCGAAGATTAGCTTATGTCAAGCCAAGAATTGGAGAGAATCAATTCGGAGGGGAATCAGTAACTTATGAAGGGACCGGTTCTGCAAAACGATGGGAAAGATTGGAAAGTTATGGTCCAAAGTTTGTCGAAAACATCGTTCAAGGAATTAGTCGAGATATACTAGCCCATTCGATAAAACAACTAAAAGACAAGAAAATCGTTGGCCATATTCACGATGAGCTTATCATCGAGTGCTTACCAAAGCAAAATCTAGATGAAATATCCAATCAAATGTCCATTTCTCCAATCTGGATGAGAGACATCAATCTACGAGCTGAAGGGTATGAATGTTACTTCTATCAAAAAGACTAAAGAAAAATCCGCATCCTTAATAGGATAGCGGACTTCTTTTATTATTGGTTTAATTCTCTGTAGACTTCTTTGGCCATTACTTGAGCTTTCTTAATAGCTTCATAACCTTGAGTCTTTTTCATTCCAAGTGTAGCAATAATATCTTGTTTTGCGATATCCATATTCTCATAAATAAGTCTTAGAATTTGACCATATTTCTTATTTCGACGTTCTACTTCTTCTATCAGTTCACGAATTGTTTCTAACATCATAATAATCTCTTCGTGAGAGTCTACTCCAGTAGGATCGAAACCTACTTCTTCGTTATTAGACATTTTATCCAACATCTCATCTAAAGATAAGTCATTACCTTTCGTAAAACGATTAAGATACTCGTTAACATCCATATTGAAGATTTTAATGACATTGTCAAAGTCCTCAATAAAGACTGGTACAAAACCTACAAGTACAGCTTTCCCATAAAACTTAAATGTTTTTAAGTTTTTAGGGTTAATATCTTTGCTCTGTCTCATCTCTTTATCTCTAATGACGAAAGGAGCGAGAACTTGATTAGGTTCACAAGGTACATCGTTATATGCCTTTTCATTTTCATATCTTGAAGGGTTATACTTTGATTGACGTTTGTTTTCTTGAATTGTCATTGTTTGACTGACTTTCTGTTAATACCGAAAGCAGTTTTGACAACTCAATATGCATTAAATATATTATTGACCGCATAGTACTTTCCTCTATGTATCGGTCAGTTGACTTCATAGACTGAATTGTAAACCAAATCTCCACCTTTGAAGTCAATAGCTATGATCAGTAGCAAAGTTTCGATTTGGAACAAACAAAATGTAAGCGTATACTTCTTTTTGTTACAAAATTTATTATTTTTGATATAATAATTAGTAAGAAAAAATATATTTATTAGCTTACATATCAAGTATACACTGTTATTAAATTTTACCTCGGGCATCTCAGGGGGATTTCGGGCAAAAAAGGGGGAAATCATAAGTGCTATTCTACGAATTTTTAACACTCCTACATACTTATTTAGGAGGTAAATCATCAAGAAGTGATTTTTTAAATACCTTGATAGAGAATTCTATTAAAAACCCCGATGATAATCCTTTGGCAAACATTTCAGATGATACCGTAAATAGATATTTCTCTTCTAAAACAGATAAAATATCCAAAAAAAATTCTACAATTTTGCTAAATATTATCCAAGTTCCCCTTCTATCTTCTTACATTTCAGAACAACTTAATGTAGATACAACTGATAGATTAGAAGAGAGATTAATTGAAGCAGGTTTATTTAATAATTCTTCGGATTTTGGAATTGATGAAGTTTGTGCTAAATTGTTTATGAATTATTTAGAGCAATTAGCTGGTATAGCTACTCCAACAAACACTCTTATATCTGTCTCTGATATTCCAATTTCTAAAGTATATGTAGAGAATGGAAAAATAATTATTGGCACAGAATCATTTACACTCCCCTCCAAGTCATCCATTCCTGATAATATTGTTGATGTTGAAGATGCTTATTGTAAACAACTGTTGCAAGCATACTCCGAGAACGACGGTAAATCAAAGACTGATATCTATGACATACCATCTCTTCCAACAAGGTATAAAAAACACTTACAAGATCAAAGAATAAATTATTTTAATGCTGACTATGTTTTACGTACGGTTAAAGAAAGTTTTAAAGATAGTAGTCAGCAAATTGAAATTCTAAAACAAGAGACTTATGATTCAGTAAGTGATTACCTCTTTGATGACTATCCATCAGCCTATAAAAGAATCAGTGATACACTTAAACATATTACAACTGTTTCATTTAAAAAACCTGAGATAACTCAAATCCAGAACTTTATTGGCAACTCGGAAAAGAAAGGTCTTTGCCATACATTAGTAAATGATGGTAAATTTAGTTGGATTGATGAAAATGAATAATCTTTTTGATACAAATTATGAAATAGCTATGCAATGTTTGATCACATTAAATACACTAAAGCAAAAAAGTCTATCTACTGATAGACTTTGGCTTATTAATTTTTTATCCTTATATGCAAAAGATTTTAACTTTAGTGATAATAATTTAAACGGCGACAGTATCTATTCTAAAGTACAATTGAGTATGAAACGTGAAAAGATTAAAGAAGTAATATTACTTCTAATTACAAAAAATCTTATACGATTTGATGATATACAAGGTATAAATTTTACTATCACTGAAAGTGGTCAAAAACTTGTTGAAAAGATAAACTCCAATTTCTCAATTGCTTATAGAGAAGCAACAAAAAATGTCTGTAAATCTGTAAAAAATATGAGTGATATAGAGTTACTTGATTTCACTTACAAACTTATTATAAATAAGGAATAATTTATATGACAACAACATATTTAAAAAAATTAACCGTCACTGGTCCAAATAGGTATTCTGAGATAAATTTTAGAAAAGGTCTTAATATTATCACTGGACCTTCGAATGTTGGTAAGACTTGTATCGTAAAATGTATAGACTACCTTACTGGCTCTTTAAAACATCCGTTTTCTAGTTCTACAGAATACAATACAGTAAATTTAGAGATTTCCGTGGGGGATAGAGTAGTCAAATTAAGTCGAGAACTCGGTAAAGATACAGTGCTTGTGGATTCTAACTTTCCAAAAATAAACTCCGGTGAATACTACTCTAAATATAAAAGTAATAATAAAAATCCAATAAGTGATGTTTGGCTACAACTATTTGGAATAGAGCCACCTGTTGAAGTTATTAGTAACAAATTATTCAGAAAACAAAAACTGAGTATCAGAACGTTTATTAGTTCTTGGATTATTCATGAAAATGAAATGAATAAATCATCTTCGATATTATTACCTAGAATCACAAGTCAAGTCACTGCATATCTGTCATCTCTTCTTTACTTACTTTATGAAAAAGATTTTTCCAAAATAAAAAAACAAGAATCTGTTGAAGAGAGAAAAATACGACATAATTCTGTTAAAAATTATATTTACTCAAAAATAAACCAATTTAATGAGGAACAGGATCGATTGATTGGCAAATTGAATAAAAAATCTGAATCCGATATATATGCTGAAATTGAGGAGTTATCTAATAAGTTAGAAAATTTAAGTAACGTAATTTACCAATCAAATAATATACATTCAAATCTCCTACAACAACTTGCAGATGTAGATACACAACTCAGTGAAAAATCTTTATTACTTAATCGTTTTAAAGATCTTGCAAGTCAGTATGAATCTGATTTCAACAGACTATCTTTTATTATTGAATCTCATACTAGTATCTCAACAATTGAAAATTCTGGAATGTGCCCAATTTGTAACAATGAATTACCAAGCGATTCTGCAAGGCAGCATGTAGATTCATTTGAAACAGACTTAGAGCTTCTAGTCAGAAAAATTAAATCACTAAATCAAACTAGATTAGATTTAAAAAAAGACTTTTCTCTTCTACAAGAACAAAAAGAGGAACTTGAACTACAAAGAATTCGTGTAGCAGATGAAATCAACAATATCCTGATACCCGATGAAAAAAAATTGACATTTAAAATCGAACAGTATAAATCATATATCAAAGCAAAAAGCAATATTGAAACCATAAATAGATTGGTAGAAAATTGGAATCAAGATATTGATGATTTAGAAAACGAACATTACGATAAAGTTGAATATTTCCCAAAAGATGAATTCCCTTCTCAATTCTGGCACGGTATGACAAAAAACATACAATCAATCTTAAAACAATGTTCATTTGAAAAATATGGTTTTAGTAGATTTGATTCAAAAGAATTTGATATTGAAATAATGGGTGAGAATAAAATAAATAGATATGGGAAAGGTTATATATCGTATCTAAACACAGTTGTTGTTTTAGCTTTACGAAAATTATTTTTCGAACAAGCTAAATTCAAACCTTTTTTCCATATTATTGATACACCTTTACTTGGTTTGGATGAAGGTGAGAAAAATAACACACCCGAGAGCATGAGAATTGCTTTATTTGAGTACTTTAGTTTATCAGCACAAGAAAGTCAACTAATTGTTATTGAAAATTCTAGAAATCTACCTAAATTTAGGAATTTTGATTGTAATTTTATAGAATTTACTAAAAGTTATAACAACGGTAGATATGGTTTTCTTGAAGGTGTGAATGATAAATAGCAAAGAAATTCTTCTTTAATTTTTATAAATAACAATAAAACTCTTAAATTTTTCAGTATTTATTTTCATACTTTAAAGGTTACAGAGTTACAAAAATTTTTAATCTTGGTTTAACTAAGGAGGTTACATTGTTTACGTTACGTTATGAAACTACAATTAAGGTTTTTGGGTTACCACTTCAATGGATTCCTAAGATAGAATTATATTATCCTGATTTACCTCAATTTCCAATTATGTACATTCACTGTTTTATTGAAGATGAACGTATCATTGCTTGCCCCGTTTCCATTAGCTATGAAATAGAAAATGATAAATGCAATGCCACATTCTTAGTGTTGCTAAATCATGAGCCTTCTCAACCTATTATAAATACTATTACAAGTGAAATAGAAAACCGTATTGGACTTAGCGATCAGATAACACTTGAAACAGTTATAAATTGCTGTAAAGACAATGAAGATTACATTAATGTTTTAAGTGATTTATGGCAGTACATTGAAAAATCATTTGGCTCTTCAATACCTTATGGAAGGTTTTATGAGGAGATTTATTCAATTCCTCGTTTCGTTGCAGCATGGCAACCTAAAACAGGTCGACAAAGTGAAATGCGTATGTTGTATAACTTTATGAGTGCTTTTGGCGAAGAGGTAATTTTTCCGGACCAATGGAATCATTTAGAGTACTATGCAATTCCTACATACAATGATGTTAGGAAGAAAGACTATTCTGATTTTCCAACATTTAAAAAACTACACCATTCAATGACAGAGTTGTTCCGTTTGGATTTTACTAATTCAGTTACCATTGATGGCATAACATTTAATGTAATGCCTAAAGCATGGAAACAGAATAAAGATGACTTTATCACAAACGTATCCGGCAAGCATTATTCTGAAGGAGAAATTTCAGAAGAAGACAAATACTTTGCCGAGATTCTAGTTGATGCTTTCAATCGTCATGCGTGGCGAGCTGCTTATTTTATTAGTGCTTTTCTAAATATTGAGCAAACAGATTATCGTACTTGGAGTAAGGATTTCTTCAAAGACTTCTATAATTCTGGCAACAAACTAAAAGGTTATTCAGAAAAGGTTATAGCTTGTTTCCTTCAACAAGGTTTTGCAAATGAAGAAATCATCCCAATAGATACATGGATTGAAACGTTCTATCAATACCCCTTAGGAATCGAAACACGGTCAAAATTCTATAATGATTTTGATATGCTTGGAAAACTTGAAAGAGTTATCTGGTTGGCAAGCCAATCTAACAAAACTAATATGAAAAATTTTTTTGATATTCTTTGGTGCCAAAGATATGGAACTATAGGAAATAAAGAATTACGTGGTGTAAATCCATTAGCATGCAGTCTTTGTAAACTAAAGGAGTCTTGTGTAGGTCTATCCAAGAAACTATCAGATAATGTACTTATTAGTAATACTATCACCCCTGATGACTTCGAAAACATACCTGAAACTCAGATAAATGATATTACTTTTATTTGCTTATTGGAAAGCAATGTTCCTAAAAAGTTATATGCAAAAAATAAAAGGAATTGGTATTTGAAAGATGAATTCAGCGGCTATTTGATGAGAAGCAACAATACTTTAGCTGAATCTATTGTCTCCAAAGAAATTATTACAGTGGAAGAATTTATAAAAAACATTTAAGGTGGAATAATTATGGAACCTAAAGAACAAATTATTGATTTATTTAGACAGAACGTACGAGGACATATTCCTGATGTCTTTGGGAAAAATGTACGACATGATGGAAGAAAAGGTCATTGGCTAGAACAGCAATTTGGAATTACTGCCAATGCTGATAATGAACCCGATTTATGGGGATATGAACTAAAAAATCAAACTACTTCAAAAACTACTTTTGGAGACTGGTCTGCTAATGTTTATGTTTTCACTAACCCTCTTTATGAGTTTTTATTCACTGGATCTACAAAGTATGAAAAACAGAACAGCTTTCTTAGAATATTTGGAAAACCTAATTCTTCGAAAGGCGGTCGTTATTCATGGTCTGGTAGTCCTTGTCCAAAAATAAATTCTTACAATGATTTTGGCCAAATTCTTACCGTCCAGCCTAATAAAGATATCGTGGCATTCTACTCTTATTCTCATGACCAAAGAAATAATAAAGCAACCATTGTTCCTAAACCTCTTCAAATAGAAAATCTTGAAATTGCTAGATGGTATGGAGAACATTCGCCTACTACAAAAAGAACTGATAAATGTTTAAAATCAAAACTAGAAGACAAGTTTAATGATAAAGGATGGTTTACTTGCAAGACAGATAAATCAGGTGTTTATACAAAAATTTGTTTTGGAAAACCACTGAACTATGATGAATGGTTACGCTTAGTCAAAAAAGGTACAGTATTTTTTGATAGTGGAATGTATGAAGGAAATTCAAGACCATATTCCCAATGGAGAGCAAACAATAATTTTTGGGATAGCTTAATCATTGAAGAATACGAATAATATTTAAAAAGACGAGGTGACTATTTAATCACCTCGTCTTAATTTTTTAATGAACGCATATTTGATTTGACGTTATTATTGAAAAATCATGTTTAATATTTTTTCCTAGTTCAACTATTTTTTCATCAATATACTTTAATAATTCCGTATTATTGTCTAAATAAATGTAACTTTGTGGCACTACAAAGTTAGGGAGATCCCTTTTCAAGTCATCCAAGCTAATTTTATTAGTTTCTTGAAATTCTACTATTTCCATTGCGTATCTATATGATTTTTTGTACTCTTCGATTCTTTGTATTGCCTGAGAATCATAGCTAAACTGTCGCTCCCAATCAATTAATTCATGACGATTACTTAAATAAACTATTCCTGTAATAGCCCGAACAGGTTTACTAACATACATATAAGCCATAATTGGCTCGTTTGGAAAGTTTCTTCTATGTTCAAATATTTTCACACCTTCATATATTTTCTTATATACATTAGGTTTAAAACTTAATAACATCTTTCTCACATCATCACCTACAAAATATTATACTTTCCAAGATACTCTAACATTGCTTCAGCAACAGCCTCAATAACAGGAATACAAACAGAATTTCCAAATTGCTTATATGATTGAGCATTTGACACTGGAATGATGAAATCGTCTGTAAATCCTTGTAGCCTAGCACATTCTCTTGGAGTAAGCATTCGTGGATTTTTCCCATTCTGTTCTATTAAGGCTTCACTTCCATCTTTATAGTAACGAGCACTGATTGTACTTGTATATTTACTATTTTCATTGAAGAGAGAGAATCCGAAACCGTTACCTTTTTTTCTATGCATTTTTTTCCTAATTTGATGTCCTTGCCATAGTTTATCGGAAATAGTGTAACGGTCATCTACATTCATTTCTAATATATCACCTACACGAATACTATCGTCAACATGTCCCGTTGGAAATTTAAACTCTTCATAATTCTCGGGAAGATATTCCTTATTAAATCCAACAATGATAATTCGCTCCCTATTTTGTGGAACTCCAAAATGGTAGGCATTTAGAATTTGAGGTTCTGGAACATAATAGTTTAATTCTTCCAATACTGATAATATTACACGTAGTGTATTACCTTTATCGTGCCCCTTTAATTGTTTAACATTCTCTAGCATAAATGCCTTTGGTCTTTTAGCTTTAATGATCCTTGCTACATCAAAGAATAGTGTCCCTCTCGTATCTTCAAAACCTTTGTGCAGCCCCGCTTGTGAGAACGGCTGACAAGGAAAACCACCTAAAAGAATATCATGATCAGGTATATCATTTTCATCAACCTGTGTAATATCGCCATCAGGAACTTCTCCATAGTTGATTCTATAGGTTTTTTGAGCAAACTTATCCCATTCAGAAGAATAAACGTTGTGTCCACCTTGCTTTTGAAAAGCTTGACGTATTCCTCCAATACCAGCAAACAGATCAATTTGTTTGAATCTACATTCTTCTAATGGTTTATTTTTAAAAATAGCCTTTGTGGGAAAAGAGTTTATTTTACAATAAATATCTTCTGGAATTGGAATTTCTCCCAGTTCCCAGTTTTTTAAGAGTTTTTCTTGTTCCTTTGAAAGACACAGAGCATCTGCAAATTCTTTTCGAGTGATATCTAGTTTTTTCCTAATACTCAAAATTTTTTCTGCTCTATTCATATACGAGAATCTCCTTACTAGTTATTGTCTACAAACCATTCTGAAAATATTGCTTCCAACACAGGCACAACAATACTATTTCCTGACTGTTTGTAGAGACTGGTCTGGCTTATTAATTGACTAGCTTTTTCAATATCTTCATCATTAACACCCATTAATCTCCAAGTTTCTTTCGGAGTTAACCTCCTTGGAATGTACTTTCCATTTTCATCAGTTTTATCCGTAACTAACTGTCGTCTGTGTTTTTCTAAAAAAGAACTTAATGTAACGCCTTTCCAGTAGTTCGAATCCAAACAATAGCTATACTCTTGTTCGATTGGAACATCCATCAACTGCTCATTTTTAAGATAATACCTATTATCAACTTCTTTCTCTAAAATATCATACAATTTGTATCTAAGATTTATTGGCTCTGGAAACTCAAATTCATCTTGGCCATCTAACTCACTTATACAAAAAACTCTTTCACGATTTTGGGGTATACCGTAATCACGGGCATTTAAAACTTTCCAAGAGTTCTTATAACCTAGAGATTTAAGGTAATCTAGAAATTTCATAAAGTTCGCTTTATGATTGCGACCAACTAGATTCTTAACATTCTCCATCATTAAATATTTAGGCTTTTTGGTCTCAATAATTTTACAACACTCCCAAAGTAATGATGATCTAGTTCCTGAATCTAAATTTAAACCTTGCTGATATCCTGCTACTGAAATATCCTGACATGGAAAAGAATAAGTAAATAAATCAAAATCAGGTAGTAAATCAGGGTCGACTATCTGTATATCTCCGTAATTGTTTATCAGTTTATTTGCTAAATACTGATCCTTCAATTTTGACGGTTTTAATTTTCTTGCTTTATTTTCAAATGTCTTATAATCCAGAGGTACATTGATTTTCTCAAGGTAAGTTATCATTTCCTCAATATCTTCAGGGATATATTTCTCTATTTCTTTCCTTTTTTCTAAAAAGTCGCTATGGATTGCTGCATAAGATAGTATAACATCCCCTTCAATTTCTGAAATACCAACTACTTCAAAATCTAAACCTATATTACGCAATGCCATTCTTTGGCTGCCATATCCTGCAAAAGCCTCAAAAACTCTTAACATCTACCTTCACCAATCTTTCGAATTCAGTCAACACTTCTTTCGCTTTTTATTTCAACTATTCACAAATTTATAGATGGGAATCCATGTATTTTTCTTAATCAAATTCAAATTCCTATCTTTATTAACATCCCATGTAATTAGGCATAGCTTTTATCCTAATAATCTAATAAAAATAATTATTTCAATAGAATATACTTTGTAAAAAATCAACTATAGATTATATTAGCTCTTTGATTGTTAATTGTCAAATTGTTTAATCGGATATAAGAAAATATTGTTAAAACATTTAAAAAAAATATCAGATAAATATATAGTTATTCCCATTAACTTATTATCTTTGGTAACAAAAACATCCCCACAGTGTTTATGGAAATAGAATCCATCTCAAATAAGTTATCAAACCTAGTAAAAAATATGAGAGGTTACTTTAATACTTCCCCACTAAACAAGAAAAAGCCTTACAATCAAGGCTTTTCTTAACCCCTTTCGTTACAAGGTTTCTAGGCTTTTACCAGCAAAGCTACACACTCGACGTGATGCGTCTGCGGAAATAAGTCCACTGGCCGTACTTTCTTCAATTCATAACCCAATTCTTGATAGAGTTTGATATCACGCGCCATGGTAGCGACGTTACATGAGATATAGGCGATGCGGTCAGCTCCTGTT